CCTATCACTTGAAGACATGATGTGGCTATGAATACTAAACACCTATCTAGATGGAGAGTCAGGCTTGCCTGTTGGCTCCTTGAAGTAAATGAAGACGCTTTACAGTGGGCATTCCATATCCTAACTACAGCCCCTCAGTATAAATATGCCGTTGAAGAAGACAAAAGGGATTGAAATGTTTAGACTCATGGCTGGACAAGCCATAGGAAGAAACAAATTCGCCTCATTCGACCCCGAACAACTCACCTCCATCCTCCAAGAAATTGACCAACTGAGCCCTCGCTCACACCGAACCATACCAGTATATGACAAAAAGAAAAAAGAACCCAAAAAGTAAGTGGACAAAGTTTGTCTTCTTTACTGACAATCATGGGAATATGGAGGATACATCCTGTACGGATGCCCTTGTAGAATTCATGGGACGCTTCCAGCCCGACATTAAAATCCATGGTGGAGACGGCTTTGATATTAAAGCCCTCCGCAAAGGGGCTGACGGCAAAGATGTTAACGACTCCCTTGAAGAAGACATTCGCATGGGTGTAGAATTTATCAAACGAACCAAACCAGATGTTTACCTTTTTGGAAATCATGAAGACAGGCTCTTCAAAACTATGGAGTCTAGTGGTAGTGGTATCATCAGGGACTATTGTAAGGACATTATTGACTACATTGTCTCGACTCTGAAAGAGAATGGATGCAAGACAATCAAGCCATACCATGCAGAAGACGGAACCTTTAAACTTGGCCCCGTGGTTTTTTGCCATGGCTACTCAGCCAATCAGAACAGCGTCAAGGAGCATGCTATTCATTACGCCCCTAGCGGTGGAGCCTGTGTCATTGGACACCTCCATACCATCATGCAAGCCAACGCCAAGCGTCACAGGGGCGTGGTAGGCTTCTGTGCTGGCTGGCTTGGGAAGCAGAGGACTGCTGGCTATGCCAAGAACCATCTAAACTCGTCCACATGGGGCAACGGATGGTGTTATGGATGGGTGAAGGGTAAGGACTGGAAGATTCTTCAGGCTCACAAGGTAGGGGGACGATGGGTTACTCCTATTGACTTTGACATTGACTGACAGGAACCTTCTCTACTGGACTAGGCCAGAACTTAGAGAAGAAATAGAAAGACTTAGACAACTTAATACTATGGACACATCCAAAATCTTAACTGAAAAGAAACTCAGTTCATCTATCATCTCTGCTGGGTTGTGCATCGGCATCAACCCTAAGGTACTTGAGTACTACATGCCGATGCTAACCGAAGCCACAAACAAAATAAATGAAGAATCTAAAACTCAAAGAAATAGAGAAAGCCTTTTTAAAGGTAACCTCTCTACAGAAAACTCCTGACGATATCCCTGATGGATGGTGGACCTCCGCAGACTATCTTGAGTCAAAGGGAATAAGCCAAGCAACCGCCAACAAGCACATCAAACTTCTTTTGCAGAAGGGGCTTGTTCGGAGTCAGAAGTTTTTGATTCTGTGTTCAGACAAGATGCTTCATCATGTCCCACATTATCACTTGATTGACAGTAACGCCTGACCTGCTTTTCAGTATGGAAGAGTCTATACCCTCCAAATCCGAGGCCAACAAGGAATGTCGTTGCTATACTAATCTTGAACCAAAGAGACTCAACCACATCTTGTATGACGAGTGGTGCGGCTATGATTGCAATCCCTATGGCGAGGACAAAAGCACCTTCCTTAACGCCCCTGCCAATCCACATGCCAGCCACTGCCAGTGCAACGCCAGCAAAAGTCAGGATAGACCCAAGCCATAGGCAAGCATCACGAATGTCCTCATACGCTTCAGCCTTAGACAAAGCCTCAATCTGAGCGTCAGCAACAACGGCGGCAGTCCATGCCGTACTAAGTTCGGCTTCAAGAGCCTTGGTCTTCTCTGCTTCCTTGTCTAACTTCTTGACATCCTTAGCGGTCACCGCCCATTTGTTTATTTGCTCTTGGGTGGGCCTTTTAATAGCGTTGAGACGCTCGATACTAATTGAAATAATCCTGTCAGAAGGTTCACTATTTTTTCCATTAATGACAGTGAGTGCCGCTGACGCTTCGGACGCTTCCGTTTCGACATGCTCAATGTACGCTTCCTTTTTTTCATTGACAGGGGCAACAGGGGGAAGCGGTTTATATTCGGGGGTAGGGGCTGGTGCGGAAGCACAGCCAACAAGAAGAAGTGCCAGCAGAATTACTTTTTCCATAGTTTGTTAAGAAGGCTATAAAATGTCTTCTCAAATATATCTGGAGCAATAGCACCACTTACAGAGAATAGTATAGACTTATATAATGGGTCTATGTTGCTACCATGCAACGCAAAGTACATCAATATACCTACAATCCCGCCAGCAACTATTTTCTTAACCCAAACGACAATAGGCTGACGCTCGTCAGTCAATATCATTCTGGCTATCATCCCTAGGGCTCCAAGCAAAGCGACCATCCAACCGCCAGACTTAAAGTCAGCGGCGGCTTTGCCAAGGTCTGGGTCTATGGGGCTCATCGTTTGAAGTGAGCCCTGAAGATTTCATCGCAAGCCTGTTGTTCGTTGTCCGTGACAGACACAAGTGCCTTGTTAGGACCAAACACTCTGAATCGGGAAGGACCAGTCTGTTGGATAGTATAGCCATACGCATTCACCAGCGTAACCCCAGTACCTTCAGCACCATTGGGAAGTTTAATCTTCGACATGTACTGGTCAAATCTGATTAGGACATTGTAGACCATCAACTGGTCAGCAGACGGAGTCCACATGGCCTTTGTTGCAGTCTGTACAGGGGCAGAAGGAATGAAGTTAGGATAGCCAAGGCCCATAGAAGGAGGTCTAGGAACAACGCTACCTGCGGCTGTGTTAAGACCAGAGTTACTAGGCATGATTACAACCTGAGCGACACCAGCAGGGTTAGGAGCCCCAGAGGTGCTATTAACTGTAGCCACATGTATCTGGTTTGCTGTAGCAATCTGAGCCGCCATCACCTGATTGGCATGCAGACAGTGAGAGATGATATCTTCAATCTTAGCGTCCTTGCCAAGAGCAGTGACAGCCGCAGTAACAAGTTCCTTTGCAAGCGGTCTAGGAATTCTAAGTTTGCTTAGGCCAACGATACAAGCGTTGAAGTTCGGGTGAACCTCAGCAGGAGTGCGGGGAGATGTAACAGGAGGTGTAGGCATCTGAGCCTCAGCCTGAGCAATTTGTTGTGCAACCTGCTGAATCTGAGCAGGAGCCATAACAGGAGCCGTAGCCTGAAGAGCGGCAGATGTATCAATACCTTGCATTTCAGCAAGCCTACGCTGAAGTGTATCAAACTCTCTGATGCACAACTGTGCATGCTCAAGCGTAGGAACGACAGCAATTCTTCTCTGGTCAACAATCTGACCATGGTAAGGACTTTGATGCGGTTGCATTACAACCTCATACTTGCCAGCCTTACCAGTAACTAAATATCTTTTGTCAGCAGTGGCAATCCTAGGATTGGCAGAGCCTCCACTCATCTTAAGCGTCAAGTGGTCTTTAATAGACAAGACGGCAAGGGTATGCTCTAGGTTTTCTCTAGAGACAGAGGCAATAGGGCCAGCCTGTTGCACCACTACTTGAGATGCACCAACAGCGTCAACAGGCTTAACTGTGCCAGTCTTGATAGCGGCTTCAGTAATGTTCTTGACCTTTTCCTTTGTCGCCTCGACTTGTCTGACTTCAGCCTTGGTCGGAGTGACAGGCTTGGCCTTAGTCGGAGTGCCAACAGGGGGCTTCTCTCTTCTGGGTCTACCAGCAGGTCTGCGTGGGCCAATAGGCTTGTCGTAGTCATTGCCACCCTCAGGGGTGTAGCCAAGTTGAATGGGCCTTTCAGGGCCAATAGGCTTATCATAGGCAGGAGGCGGGTTGTACTCTAACTTAAGGGTAGTAGGAGCCTGAGGTGCTGGAGCCTTTGCTGGGACAGGAACTTGATACTTGTCAAGCAAGTCTGCAACAGACGATTCCCGACCAGATGTTTCAATTGCTCTTGGCTGGCTAAGTTCAGGCTTCGGGCCAATAGGCTCATGGTACATGTCGCCAGACACAGGCATCTTGGTGTGATTAAACGCCATGTTACGCTTAAGGGCTTCCTTGCTGTAAGGCAGGGAAGGCTTGGCAGGAGCCATATCACCCTTAAACTCCTTAGGATATCTAACCATGTAGGAGTTGGTAGGGGTGCTGGCCTCAGTCCAAGGCACAAAGCCAAAGGATTCATACCACTTCATCAGTCTAGCGTGGTCTAACTTGCGACCACCCTCAGCGTAGAAGGGAGAAACTTCAAGGGTTACCTGAATCTCATTCTTGTCGGCGTGGGAAAGAATTCTTTCCATTGCCATTCTGCCTCCACCTTTGCCTTCAAATCCATAGATAGCGTCAATGTACAGGGTGGCAGTGTCGCCTTCACCTTGCATGCTAACTTGGAATGCACCTGCCTTACGCTCTCCGTTTTCAATGACAGTTATAATTCTTTCGTTAGGTCTTTCAGGGTGAGTTTCACCAATGTCAACGAGTTGAGAGATAGATTGAGTAACCCTTTCAGAAGTCATGGGCATAACCTTCGGAGTAACAGGAGCCTCAGCCACAGGAGCATACTTCTTCTTCTCTACCTTCTTTTCCTTAGGCTTAGTAATGCCAAGAGCCTCATGCATTTCTGCTTCAGTTGTAGCGTTGTCGATAGCACCAAGAAGTGCGGCAACACCAGACTTAGGCTTAAGTTCAGGTGTGGGCTCCGTGATATCAACATCATCGTATCCGCTAATATTAGGAGCGTCTTCGTTTACAGCGGCTTCAATAGCAGTAGTGCGAGCCTTAGCCTTGTCGGATTGGCCTTCTCTACGCTCAACTTGTTTTTCCTTAGCAATTTCTTTCCAATCCTTCAGAATCATGCCTCTCTCTTCTTGCATGGCATCAGCCTCGTCAAGAATCATTCGATTCATTTCGTCAAACATGTTTTCAATGAAGTCGTAGCGTATTTCTCCAGCAACAGCCTTAGCCTGTCTCTTTAGTTCTGAGTCATCTCTTGGTGCTTCTCTTTCAAGGATAGGACCAAAGAAGGGTGCTTCCTTTTGGAAATCTTTCCATGCTTCACCAGTAGCAATTTGAGAAGGCTTATATCCTCTTTCAATTTCAACAAGATGCTTGCCAGTAACTGGGTCTTTTTCGACATAACGATTTCTATCCTTAATCTCATCGTTTCTAGCCTTTAGTTTCTTGTAGTAGCGATATTCAACGCTATCAGCCTGACCATAAACATGGTGTTTGCCTGTTCCTTGGTCAAAGAAGTTGCCAACAAATGTGATTTCTCCAGAGCCAGACTTTATTGCATGCTCTCTGATAATTTTAATTTCTGTTTCTTCTTTAAACTTTTTTCGTTGTTCTTCGGTAGGAAGTTTGCCTTTGTTTTTCTCCTTAAAGGCTTTCTTGTAATCCTTGAATCTGCTTTCAACCTTCTTTTCAATTGCTTCTTTGGAAAGAGGCTTAGAGGAGTCAGTTGTAAGAAGTTCTTTGTTCTCAGGGTACTTTCTAAGGTACTCGCCAAGCCATCCCTTGATTATTGGATTGTCTCCAAGAACTTCCTTGACCTCCATGTTAGCGTCAATCGTTACGCCCTTTTCTCTTGCAAGGCTGACCCTGTGTTCAAACTCAATAGTACCCTTTGCGTTCTTCTCAATGTACTCAGCACCCTCTTTTATGGCACTAAGAATTTCAATTGTAGACATGAACAGGTCTGGGTGATTCTGCAATGCTTCTGTAAATTTAGCACTTCTATCAAACCCAACAATAAGCCTTCCAGATTGTCTTAGAGCCTCTTCGTAAACTTCCTTGCCAGAAAGACCTTCAAGAGACTGCTCGTTAACTCCAGCCTTAAAGTTCTTATCAAGAAGATGCCTATTAAACTCCATGCCATAAAGAGCCAAGAGACCAAAGAGCGTATCAAGATGTTCAACTGGGGTATTAAGCATAGCACCTTCTCTGAGTCTTTGTAGTTGTGCTTCCTGCTTCTTAATTAACTCAGTGTACTCTTCAGGGTATACGCTGACGGCATTCTTTCTAATTTCAGCCAGCACCTCAGGAGGAACATCAGAAATCTTGACCTTTTTGTCTGGCATCCCAGCATACTTCATGACAATTTCATTGTTGCCAGAATTCTTACTGTCGTGTACGGAAGGAATAACTCCTTCAATCATCATGGTTTTTCCGTCAAGTGTTAACTCTCTAAGGATAGACTCTCCCTTGTCATTAAACCACTGGGAATTAGCATATTTATATCCAGCCATATACTGAAGTGAGCCAGACTTAAGGTTAGTACCAAAGTTTTGGTTTTTAGAGCCGTCAGGGTTGTATGTTCCAGCCTCGACCTGCTTTTTGATTTCAGCAAGAGAGTTATTAATTCTAATACGCTTCTGGAGTTCAGCATCAAACTCTTCCTTGTCCCAAATTCGCATACCTTCCTTGTCAAAGGACTCTTCGTTTTCCTCCTTCATCATGGTCTCCAGTTGTTCTGGAGTCATCGGTTCATACTTTACAACATCCTCAGCCTTGACATTTCCTTGCTCGTCAGCAAAGCCGTACACTTCGGCAGAGTTTCTTCTGTGACCTGCCGCTCTTCTGGCCGCAAGTTTTTCTGCGTCTTCTTTTGTAAGAGCCTCAATCTCATCGGTAAAGTCTTCTTCCTTAAGGTCAAAGGCTTCTTCAACATTAGTTTCCTTGGCTTCAGACTCTTCAAGTCTTCTTAGAACTTCAAGGTGAACTTCATCGTCAAACTCTTTATGGGGATAGGCATCATCTTCATGAGTTAAGCCTTCATTTTCAGCCGCTTCATTTTCCTTAAGGAATTCAACCTCAACTTGGTCTTTAATTCTTTCCATCTTGCGGGTACGCAGGTCTTTTTCTTTTCTAGCGGCTTCAAGTTTAGCCGTGTTTTTGTCGTAGTTCTTGTCAATGGTCTTAAAGATTTTAGTAACTTCTTCACCGCCTACAGAAAGAAGATACTTTATTGCCTTAGCATTAAATCTTTCCTTAAACAGTCTCTTCATTCTGTCTCTTGCTGTTTCGTTTCCGTAAATACCCTTGGCGAGAAGAGCATCTCCCTCTCTTTCAAAGGCGGCTTGTTCGTCCGCAATTTGCCTAGCAAGGTCTATTGCTTTTAACTCTGCTGTATTTTTATTCTCCTGTCCCCAGCGAGTAAATTCCTTTTTAAAGTTAGGGTCACTTCTGACAATCTGTTCCTTAATGTCTGCCAGATGCTCTTGTGTGAACTCTTCAATCTTTATTAGTCTTTTTGCTGGGCCTGTGCCGCTTCTGTCCCAGACGGAAATCTTATCCCATGTCATTACAGAATGACCAAAGGTTTTGTCTTTGTTCTTGTTAAAGTAAGTAGCCAGCACCGCATTGCGAGGTCTTGGTTCTTGACCCATCTTAATACGCTCGTCAGTCTTTCTAACAAACTCAGCGTATTCAAACATAGTATCCCTGAACGCCAGTTCCTTAACTGTGTCGCCACGCAACTTGTTAAACTTGAAGGGGTCAGGACCGCTGAGGTCCGTTTCCTGCATCATGTAGCCTTTGTTTCTAGCCTCAGAGGCTTTAGCCTGAACAAGAGCAACCGCATCATCATATGAATCAACAAGCGGAATACGCTCCTTATTCTTTTCGTAAGCCTTAGCCTTGCCTTCACCGACATATGCCATGAAGACAACATCAGGACGACCTGCGTTGAACTTGGCGTACTTAGAATAGTCCCAGCCATCAGGTCTATACTCGTCAACAAATCTAATTCTAGCAACGGCCTCAAAGCCAAACTTATCATACATGCTAGGAAGAACTGTATCAAAAGCATTGAGCCATCTAACCTTGCCAGTAGACAATGCCGCCTTAACAACAGCCTCTACATCGTGTGCCGTACCATTGACACCCTTAATCACTGAGCCCAGTTCTCCAGTCGGAGAAACGGAACCCATGGCCCTCTTGTCTCCAGCCATAAAGAGTTTGTAGCCAGCATAAGCAGGACCGCTCTTAATTTCAACAGATGTGCCAAACTTAGAGGAGGCTTGAGCCTGAATGCCAGCCGCAGAAAACTCATCGGCCTCAGGAACCCATACGGAATGACTCATGTCATCGCCACCCTGATAAAGACCAAAGGTTTTTTCAGATGTTACATGCGTACCATATGATTGTTTTTCAATAGGAGTAAGTTGTTCGTCAAGTTTGCTTGTCCATTCTGGCATGAGGCCAATCTTCTGGTCAGCAAATCTAATCTGCCCAATGGTTTTTTGAATCTCCATTGCCTCAGGAATACGACCTTCCTTCATGAGATTTCTAACCATGGAACGCTTCCTATTGATTTCAATGTTAGGCTCGTTGACAAAATTGACCCAAGAGTTCTGGCCTCTAGTGCCAGCAGTCATCGCTCGCTTGGCTTCAGGGCTATACATTCTTGCATGAACATCCCAAGCGTTCTCTTCTCCAAGGGGTCCAAATCCGTTGCCTCTTTCGCTATGACCAAAGAAGTCATGAACGAATCTAAATACATCATTGATACGCATCGGGACACCATTGGAATCCTTAAACTTTGACATACCAAGGAGCGGGTTCTCTGTAACATCCTTAGGTGTAACTTTTCTTGTGCCAAAGTTAAGGTCAGTAGCAAGCACCTTAAGTTTCTTGTTGTCTCTAATATCAGATATGGCTTCAGCACTGCTACCATAAGGCTCAGTTTCCTTGTAGTGCATCTCAGGAATATAGCCAGCCTCAACAATTTCTTGCATCTGGGCAAGTGTTTCATCGGCAAAAGCCTTATACGCCGCTCTAACCTTAGGGTTATAAGGGTCGTGCTTCATGCGTTCATACTCCATGCCTATCTTAAAAGATTTGGCTGGGTTAATCTTAATAACAAACTTCCCATCGCCAGTCTTACCAGTCTTCTTGTCAATGCTTCTACGCAATCTAACAGTGTCGGGATTGTTAGGACCAAACGAGCCAGCGGGAAGCATGTCGTCTGTAGTCTGCTGTAGCCACCTTCCACCCTCTTCGCCGTTAATGCCTCTACGCTTTGCTTTTCCAGTAAGATTTGTATCAAGAACGGCAATATGCGTACCTTCGTTGCCCTTGAGTGTAACATAGATGTTATCAACTTCAGCACCACCATCAAATGTGTTTAGCATGATAACGCTATCATGACCATCCTTCATTGCTTTCAGAAGTAGAGTGTCGTATTTGATTTCTCTGTATTCGGAGCCCTTAAAATCGTAAACCAAAGGATTTCTAAATCCAACAGCAGAACGAAGTTGCTGAATTTCAAATTCGTTTGACGCAGACTTTCTAACTCCAGCAACAGCCTTATGATATGCGGCTTGTGCATCCTCTTGAAGTGGCTTTAGGGTCTTAGAAAGACCATCTTCATATGCCTTCAGAGATTGCTGTGATGCTTTTTCGCCAAACTTTTTCTCTACAAGAGATTGAATCTCTCCTCTCATTTCCTTTGTGGGGAGTCTAGAGATTACCTCAGTTGTTGCAGATAGTCCTTGACCATGAAGCCTTCTCATCATGCTAGAAACATCAGAAGTAGGAGAATTAACAGGGTATTGATAGCGAACGCCAGTTGTGTTAACGGAATCCATCATGATGGACTTAGGGTACTTTGCGTCAATTTCATCAGCAAGACCCTTCCAAATATTGTTTACAGCCTCTATTCTTTTTTCATTAGCCCTAAGTTCTGGCTCAACTTGTCTGAGAAGTCTTTCCGTTTCACCAAACCAATACCTATGAAGGTCTCTATCTTCTCTTGACATGCTATCCTTGGCAAGAAGCATTGCTTCTTCAAAAGAATCTTTCAGATGCTTAACCATGCTTTCATGGTCAGAAAAACGAGGGTCTGTTATTGTGTCCTTAAGGTTTCTGAAAGCATTATTAAGAGTATCAATAACTTCGTGAATCTTTCCTTCTACCTTTCCGTATGTGTGGGAGGTTGTTTGCTTGCCAGAATGGAAATGGCCTCGTTCAGCAGAAGCCGCACCAGTGTTTCCACCAAGCATCTCTCCTCTAAACTCGCCAGTTTTTATTAATTCAATGCTTTTAGTTCCGTGTGTTCCTATTAGAACGACAGGTCTACCTGTTTGAAACACGGAATTATATGTATCCATTTCCCCGCCAACCTTAAGCCACTCTTCAAGAGAATGTCTTATCAGTGTTGCTTTTTCAGTTCCATTGTCAAACTGTGCAAGGAATCGTTTAAGTGCTTCAGATTGAAAAACATCTCCTTTTTCTTCAGCATATTTAAAGTTGCTCTTAAGAAACGCCGCTTCCATTTCAGATTTAGCACCAAAAGTATCAGCCATCTGATACATAATAGGCTTGGCTTTCTTAAACATCTTAAGTTTACCAAGTTCTTTTGCCAGTCTGCTAGGGTCGTCAAGACGCTTTGCAAGGCTATCAACATTAAAGTTTTCTCCATTAGTAGAGGCACTAAAGTCTCTAAGATTTTCTAGGTTAACAGGGATAGCACCATCACCAATGCCTTCAGTTTGGTAGAACGCAGAAGGATTAATAGGAGAACTAACACGGACACCTTCATGGTCTTCACTTAGTTCAATTTCATTGTCAAGTCTTCTAACAACTTCTGCCTGTGTGGCTACATCAATTCTGGTTTCCCAATCTGGACCCATGATATAAGAGTTTCCAGCACCAGCGACAGTGTCACGCATCCTCATAGGGAAACCTTCATGGTTGATAATCTCGCCTTCAAACGCTTTAAAGTCTAGGGCTCTGACTCTCTCAAGGAACTCAGAATAGCCAACATTGCCCCATCCTCTGTTACGCTTCCAAGAGGCTGTGGTTACAGCAACATCTGCAACGGCTTCGCCATTTCTTCTCTTTTTTACTTCTGAAATGACATATACAATTTCATCTCCAAGTTTTCCGTTCTTAAGTTTTTCAATAATAGATAACGAAGCAAACTTAGGCCCAACTTTAAATTGAACAACCTTGTCTTTGAGGGTTTCAATCTGACCAGCGGGAGTATCTTTACCAACCCATGTCTGATTCGCTTCAGCAAGTCTTCCGATAAAGCCAGACTTCCACTTCTCAGAATTCATGTCGTATCTGCGACCAAGAGGCTGAGGGGTCATCTTAACTCCATTGACAATGTCGCCTTCTTGATACATGGCTGGCTTGCCAGTGCTATCCTTCCACATAGGGCCAGTATCCGTAGTCGGAGTAGGCTTCATGCTTCTGTAATACATCGTTTCGTTGACACGCATTCTCATACGCTCACCATCAACAGACTTGGCTCCAGTAAGGCCATCAAGGCGTAGTCTATGCCAAGGGTTGTTCTGGGTCGCCTTTCTGTCGAAATGCTGGTAGGAGTGCCATTCCGCTTCAGCAACACTAAAGGCACTCTTGTGGGCAATGTTCGGAGAAGCACCTAAAGCGGCAGTAACATACTTACGCTTAAGTCTAGCATCGGCATTGTCACCAAAGAATTCAGTAGCAGGGATTTCTTTGTATGCACTGTACTCGTCAATGGTTCTGAACACATCCTCTTCAAACTGGTGAACATCTCCGTAGAGGGAACGGAGTTCAGCGTTCTCGTTCCAAAGTATATGGTTTCGTCTGTTGAGGGCATCAACATCCATCACCTTGGCATTGTAGGCAAAGTGAGGATTCTCGTAATTGACTGTAGGGTTCTTGATATTATCAAGAGTCCAAGAGAGTTCTAGGTCGTAGGGGACAAAGTTAACCTGTCTAGCATTAAAACTGTCGCCAGACTTACGGCTTTGCTTAACGCCATTCTTGTCCACTTGGTCAAATCCATGGTAACTACCAGAGACTACATTAGCCTTAGAGATGCCACCATCAACAATAAGAGGAGCAAGCATTCTCACATTGTCAGCAACAGTCTTAGGAATATACTTCTCAATTATATTAAACAATGCTTCACTAGGAATGCCACGCATTATGATTTTCTTGCCTGTCTTCATCGCTTCCGCAAGGTCAATAGCCATCTTGCCTGTAAGGGCAGTTCTTGGCCTTCCTCTGGCTCCGTAAGAGGAGGAAGTTCTAGGAGGATATACTCCGCTTGCATCAGCACCAGACTTCTGAGCGGCATGAAGGTCGTCAAGGGAAGGGCCAACATCACCAAAGTCTGTGCTTTGGTAAAGCATTGCACCATCTCTGGAGCCTAGGGTGTCGGATGTAGAGCCGTTGGGGTCTCTGCTTGCGGCATCAAGGCTTGAAAAATTTGATTCAATTGTACCTATATCACTTTTTCCGTCCGTAACAACCTGAAGGTCTACGCCGTTAAATAGTGCTGGGTTCTTAAGGAAGGCTGGTCCCAACTCTGCACCTAAAGCCTTACTTTTATTGTGCTGTTCGGCGTTGTACTGCTCATTGCTTTTAAGAGACGGAACTCCATCCTTGTCGTACTTGAGCCTGTCTTCGTAGCCATATGTTTCAGCGTGGGTCTTCAACTGCCCAGCAGTAAACTTATGAAGGTCAGTTCTACCAAGGCCAGCGTCCTTCATCTCATGTGCCGTATAAGATTTAACTAGGTCTTTAAAGGCGTTCTCGATAATAGGGTCGAACTTAAAATTCTTATCATCCCTAGTTTTCTTAAACCAGTCAAGGAAAGCCTTGCTCGTTCTAACATCAGCACCAAGGTTTGTTGCTTCTCTGAGGACTCGGTTATGCCAAACATCCTTAACGGACTCAACCATGTTTCTTGCAAAACCCAAGTCTCCACCCTTAAGAACCCAGTCAAACGGCTTACCGCTTTCGTAGCCAAGGAACATAGCCTCGCCAAGTTCTTCAATAAAATCATGGAAGGCATCAGCAACCTCAGGGGTTTCAATCTTTCCAGTTCTTTCAAATTCTTCAATGGCCTTTCTCCAGTTGCCATCATAGGCCGCATCTCTCTGACCGCCGTTTAGTTTTCGGTAGACTTCATGCATGAACTTAACAGTTCCAGCCCTATCCTTAAAGGCAGTGCCAGCCTTGCCACCAGAACCAATCAGCCAATCCTTAACAGAGTTAACCACATCAGCACCATGGTTGACTCTTCTGTAAGCGGCATTCATTGCATGCCAAAGTTCTCCAAGGGGAGCAGTACTAGCCTGAACAAGTCTAGGTCTCTGTTTTTCAACATCAGGCATCGGACCCTGCATCTCAACCTCAGACCATCTAGTTTCATTAACTTCTGGCATAGGACCAACAAAGTCCTTTTTAGAAATCTTTACGACAGTTCTTTCCTTCTTAGATTTAAGAGGAATTCCATACTGGTCGATTCCAGCAGGAAGCGTTTCAGTAACATCAACCCTCGGACCTTCAACACGAACTGTTTCAGGGTTTCTAAACTTTTGAGTAGGTCTCGGACCTTCTTCCTTATACTTGTCGAAAATTATATTGCCAAATCTGTCTCTAGCCGCCGCAACATTATCGGTATTGATAATGATATGCCATCTTCTGCTTTCTCCGTCTTGCCAAATAGCAACAGGCTTTTGGTTCGGCTTACCATCTGGGCCATTGCCCATAAAAATGCCATTCCAAGACTGAGACGGCATCGCAATCTTTTCAGAAGGCATTGGGCCAACAAAGTCTGGTGAAGGTCTAATCTTTTCAACATCAGCCTCAAAAGAACCATATCTATCCAACGCACCTTTCATCGTTTCGCCTAGTTCTGTAAGAACCTTTGTTTCCTTACCCTGAGCGTCCGTGATTGTACGCCACATCTTTGAATCATTAGCAAGAGCCGCCGCAAAATCTTTATATCCCATGTACGACACGGACACATTCTTACTCTTTTCAAGAGTCATTATATGTGCGATAGCCCTAGTTGCCTCTTCAGAGCCATGGTCCTTGGCAATTCTAGTAACAAACTCTTGGACTCGGTCGTGTTTAAGCAAGTGTCCCTTTTCCCTCAACTGTCCGACATGTGCATCAAATTCTTTATAAAGGGCTTCCTTAGCAAAGTTGCCACTGAGAGTGCCATAAGCATAGCCAATATTGTGGCCTAAGGCTCCAAGAGCCATCCCAGTACCAATGCCACCAGCCGCACCCTCTTCACCGCCAGCAACGCCACCAATAACACCGCCATAGAAACCACCCTTAATGGTAGTTTCACCAAGGTCTTTCATGTAGATAGCAAGAGGAGACGACATTTTCATTGCCTTAGCAATAGCGGTGTCGCTGTTTTGGATGCCTTTCATGCCAACATCAATAATGGCTTCACCAACTAGGCCAACGCCCTTAAGGCCAGCGTAGACAGAAGTAATAGGAAGTGCGTAAGGAATATTAAAAATAGAATACATGCCGACAGCACCCATTGCAGAGTGAACAAGAGAGGTCGGACCCTTTGTGCCACCATGACCAGCCGCAACTCTAGCCGCTCTTCCCTGTCCATTAGGGGTAATGTGAACCTTAGTACCAAGAACCTTAGAAGCGTTGTCTGTAATTGATTCAAACATTGCATCAATAGGTTTGGTTGTAGCATCACTAAACTTAACAAGGTTTTCGCCAAGCGAGTTCATCCAACTTGCCTTAAATGCGTTACGAGCGGCTCTGGCAGTAACAGCATGACCAAGCGTATTGCCAGCCTGACCAGACTTAATAGCGGCGGCTCCTGCCTTCCCAGCAATTCCTCTAGCCGCCGCAGTTCCTCCCATAGAGAGGTATAAGGTGGGGTCTAGGAAGTAGGAAGCGGCTGTAGCCAGTTCCTTGTTAACGCCAATAAAGTCTTCAACCTGATTGCCAAATGTCTTACCAAAAAGTTTCTCGTATGTTTCACGCTCAGGCATGAACACATTTGCTTTGCCAGCAAGAATCTCTTCAGACCTGTGATTCCACTTAGCGAGGTCTAAAAAGTCTTCATACTTCTTATCCATGTCATTCGTAGGATTTACGAACATGCGATAAATAGGACTTCCTGGGTGGTTAGCCGCCATTACAGCAAGGCCACCAAGGTCTCTTGTGCCTCTGGCAAAGCCTTCAACAGCAGTAGAACCAAAGGCAACACCAAAGCCAACAGCGGGTGTAGCGATAGCCGAAAGACCAACAGCAAGACCCATCTTCTTCCAGTCAGTAACACCAGAGACAACGCCTTTGCCAAGGTCAGCACCAGCCATAAGGGCTCCTTCACCAACAGCACCCCAGAAATTAAAGTGTTGTTTCTCACGCCAAGGGTCGTAAGCGGCAAACTCTTCCTTAGAAATGTTTTCAGGAGAGATAGCAATACCTTGAGCCTGAAGTTCTGCCATCTTCATGGCAACTTCTTCACCACTTAGGGGGGCGTTAATGCCCTCCATCAACTGTGCGTCTGTAAGGCTAGTAATGCTCTGAGCCTTCATGGAGGCTGGACCCTTTACATCGGCAACATTAGCATACTGAGACCATGTGTTATTGCTTCCACCACCATTAGCAACATCAGCATAAGAACCGCCACCCTGTCTGGGGGTAGGTTCAACGCCTTGAGGCATCTGAGCGGGAGCAACAGGATGTGCCTGTTTGTTAAGGAAGACCTTTGAAGACTGAAATAGAGGGTCTGTGTTATTACTCGGAGGCATCAAAGTTCAGGGATTGTTTTGCGTATTCAAGAGCCTGTGCGGGGTCATTATATCTAGCCAAACCAGCCGCATACTTGATACGGAACTGGCTCATCTGCCCAGACATGCTACCCTGCGAACCGCTCTTTTCAAAAGAGAAACCATATATCGACCCGCTGTCAACCATAGAAGTTTCAAGTCGCTTCCTATACTCCTTAAGGGAAGCAACGGCCTGAGACGAGAAAATGACATTGTGAGCCGAAGAAGGGTCACGGATAATCTTATCAAGATTGATTTGGTCTTGATTAGACCATGCACCAGAGCCACCAACTTCAGTTCTATTAGCCGCCTGAACTGTATTGTTAAGTGCCTGTGCAATACCAGAGACTTCAGTTGGGAGCAACTTGCTGAACATTGACTTATTCTCGGCTATGTCAATCAAGGAGTCTAGGGCCGACAAGGCTCTAGTAGTCTTGAACACGCCGTCCTTAACCTTGTTGGCTTGGTCAATGTCACCCACACGAACTTCTCCTTGGAAGGTGTATCCATTAACTGTCAATCCGTTAAGGTTTCTAGACTTAGAGAACTCTCCTGCTTGCCACATCTTCTGAGAGTCTGTGACGCTTAATTGAGAGGATTCCATAGACTTGTCAGCGAGGAAGTGAGTCTTGCCGTCAGGGCCAGTAGCCGCCACATAGCCAAAGCCAGCAGGAACTACCATAGGACGCTGGATGCCCTTAGAAGCATAGAAAGCCTCTTTGGTAAAGGTAGCAGGTACGCCACCAGTCGTTTGGAAATAATTAGTCATGATGGCAAACTCGTCATCAGTCTGTTCAGCAAGTGTCTTTTGGTACTTTCTTTGAACAATGCCTTCAACATCCTTCCAAGAATCTTTAGATGCTTGTTCTTCGCCGCCAGTGTAAGCCTGAACAGCCTTTTTTGCACTTGCCGCATTACGCAATGGAGCGTTTTCAATCTCGTCAATTTGAGCAAGTAAAGGCTTCTTTTGTGCCTCTAGTAGTCTAATCTTGATATTATTAGCATTCTTTTCTCTGGGACTAAGTTGTGCTGGAAGTTGAGGAGTTCCGTATGAAACCGATATAGGAACGCCATTAGCATTAGCCGACTTAAGTTTCCCAATTTCTTGGTCAATTATAGAAACCCTTTGATTTACCGCTTCTGCGGCGGGGTTATTATACACATCAACAGTTTTTGTATCACCAATAACCATTGGGTTTGCTCGTCTTGTCGTAATACCCCTAGGTTGTAATGCTATTTCATCAATTCTTAATTGAGCAAGTTTATTAGCCTCTGTTCCCTCTGTTGCTAGATTGTACTTTTTAAGTTCTCTTTCGGAAATTGAAGTAAGGGCAGATGCACTAAATGTAGCATCAGGAAGTGCTTCTCCAGCCTTAACGCTAGTAACCTTAGCCGCATCCCTAGCAGACATATAAGGCTTAAATTTCTCATTTTTCTTTTTGCTCCAAGTGCCACCGCCTTCTTCAGAAAATTCATCATCAACCTCTTCAGTGCCAACGCTTGTCTTAGAATGAAGCAGTCTTCCAATTTCATCTTCTGCATCAGCAATTTCCTTTTTGTCTCCACCGCTTTTAGCCGCCTTAAGTTTATCAAGCAGAGGAGTCATTTCAGCCGCTGTCCATTGAACTACTTCTCCATTAATCTTGTCTCTGCGAATAACTTCCTTGCTATCAACTGTCTTCTCCTTGGACAACTTGTCAATTGCTGCTTTTAGTTCAGGGTTATTCTGTGCCTCACGAATTCGTTTAGCATCCCTCTGAGCCTCAAGAGCAGTCTGAAGTTGAAGTTCAGTAATGTCGTTAGCAAGTTGTGTGCTACGCAGTTTCTGCTTCTGGGCTTCAATGCCAAAGCCAGTTTCGTAAGCCTTAAGGCCAGCCGCCATCTGCGTTCTAGAAAGGTTGGCAACGCCACCTTCCTTATTTACAGCACCAAATAGGTCATGAACATACTTAGGAGCAGAAGCATCAGGCTTTCCGTTTTCGTCAACCTTGTAGTTGGCAAGGACGGAGCCGACCTGACCCTGAAGGGTAGTCATCTCTTCCTTAGCACCATTGTATTTAGCAACGGCATCAAGCATTGATTGATGTGTCTTGTTCTGTTCGGCAAGAACATCTTTCATGTTGCCTCCGACATTAAAGTCAGAGCCCATTCCACCACCATATTGTCCAAAGATAGGCATAAATTATTCGTGCATCAAGGTGTTAGGATTCCAAGTGCTTCCCACTCCACCAGAGCCAGAAATAGGAGGTGTCCCACCAAACTTAAACATGTTAGGGTTTTGTGCCGCAAAGGAACCAAAGGAACCAAGCGAACTCATAAGTTGCTGTTGCTGTTGCATGCCAGCCTTAGCAATACCCATACCATGCTGGTACTGCATACCCTGAGCCTGTGTACCCATAGCGGATTCAGGCTGGAATATCTGAGGCTGGTACTGACCAAGCATTGTGTTAGCCTGACCCATTAACTGACCACCAGCACCATATTGAGCCATAGCACCGCCAGCCATCTGAAGAGCCGCACCCTGAAGGGCAGAATCCTGACTTAGCATTCCACCAGCAAATTGTCTTCTCTGAGCCTGTCTCTGGAGACCCATGCCATAATTAGAAAGAACTCCAGCGGCAACACCTTGTCTTCCGCTCATGCCACGCATAGCCATAGCCTGATTGGCTGTCTGGAATGCCTGTCTTTGGTCTTGAAAATTAAGTCCAGTGCCAAGAGCAAGGTCGCTTTGGGCCTGACCCATAAGACTATTATGCATCTGAGCCGCACCTTGAGACTGCATGAGACCTCTTGCCTGACCAGTAAGGCCACCAAGTGTATTCATGTAGCCAGCACCAGCCTGACCCTGAACGCCCTGAAGGGCAGTGTTAGACTGGTTAAGCATAGAGATGTAACCTTGAGTTCCATCGCCACCATAAAGTTGTCTATTAAGCGTTTCCTCCTGAAGACCCTGATACTTAGGTCTCCATGTAGATTCTAGGCCAAGAAGTTTGCCCTGAATGCCTTCCTGAGCGTCAAGGTTGGTGTTCATCATCTGACTGTAAGTAGGAGGCTTGGGAACCTTAGTCTTCTTAGAGCCAAACAAACCACCAAGGACAGCACCGATTCCCATGCCAATAGGGCCAAAAGAAGCCCCAGCCATAGCACCAGACATAGCACCAGATGCGGCTCCAGAAGCCCCGCCACCTACAGAATCATAGTCAGCCATAAATTAAATATAAAGATTGTTGTTTTGAAGGTCGGATGTTTTTTGACGGGTCAAACGAACAACCAGTGAGCAATAAGCACTGACCCAGCCGCTACGAGCCCCATATGGAACTGTTCTAAGTCTTACTATCTGTGGAGTAGGCGTATTTTCTGATGTAACTTTAGCAACACCAGCAAATCCACCAAAAGGAGAACCAAAAGCACCGAAAGAAACAGTCTGCGAATCCAAGGTCGTAGCCCCAACATCAAGAAGAAGTCTTATAACAGTTTCTGGCCTTGTGTTTCCTCCGTTATTGTCAGCCGCCATGTGGCAATGAACTTGATAAGTCCAAGTTTCACCTGCTGGAACAGTAATTGCTGGGCTCGCCCAAAGATTTTGAGAGAAACTAGAAAAGACAGGAAATGGAATTTTGGCTACTGATTCACTGAAAGTAGAATCTCCGACATAGACTGGCGTTTTTCCATTAACTGTAAGAACGCTAAGAGTTGTTGCACCAGTTACAGCAAGACCTCCAACTACTGAGGCATCCCCGCCAACAGAAAGGTCTTCAGCAACGATAGCGTCAACTGTCTCTACAGAGTCAGCGTCAATAAGTGAGGCGTTAACTGTATTAATGTTCGCAACATTAGAGTTTATAGTGTTTGTAAACTGGCCCTTTGTCTGCTTAAATAGGTCATCGCCTTTCTTAACCAAAAGAAGGTCGTCATCCGTTGAGACAGCATTAGCAATTTGCTCGCCTATGGCCCCGCCAATCAACTTAGCGTTGCTTACATGTGCATTAAGGTTAGTGTGAGTAACAAAGGACATGTCCCCTGTTGCGGTATAATTAGTACCTTTAGATAGTTGTGCCATTTTAGTCTTTGTTTTTGATGTTTCTTCCAGTCGGATTTGCCTCTACTAGTACCGACCTGATTATAGGTCTTCCGTCAATAGATTTAAACTCAACATCCAGTCCAACTGCTACTTTCCTAACTGGGAAAGTGTTTGTTTTATCTTCTGCACTGTAAGCGGAAGTTGCGTCAAGAACCTTGTAAGAGTCTGGATTATAAGAGTAAACCGCTGTTTGAAGACTTCCAACTTCTGGGAAGTCCATGTCAACAGTGAGCGTAGAAAATCTTTTGTCTTGTAAAGAACCGAACTCGTATCGTCTTGTTTTTGCATAGCCTTGTATTTGTTTAGATTCGTATGAAGAAGACTTGAATTTGAACTCAAAAGGGATACCCCTGTCTGTATAATTGGCAAAAGAGATACTTCCTACAGCCTCTCCAAACTCGTCAGAATCAAGTTCCTCCATTAAGAAGAGTCCGCTACTGCCGTCAACTGTAAACAGCCGTCTTTCGTTAATATTTGTAGCCGTAAACATGTTTTGAAGGTTTAAGGACATTATTGAGGACCATTCAAGGCTTCCAATGCCAACAATTCCAATGTCAGAAGTGGGGGCCTCGCTTAATTCAGTTCTAATTCTTCCCTGAATTCTGACTTCTACATTAGGAACCTCTATGCCGTTGTCAATTATCTCAATAATCTTGTAAACTCCAGCCTCTGGTAGCAACTGGAAGTCAATAGCGTTCCAAGACTCCGATGTAGAGCCAAGGGCAAGTTGGTCTCCCTGTTTAAGTCCAGTCTTGTATGGGAAGTATCCAGCGTTTATATCGCCTATCTTGATGTAGCCACCCGCACTCAACATAGTTTCATTGGAAGTCCTACCAGAAGCATTGGCATCCCAGTCGTAGGTTATATAAAGCGAGGTAACACTAGTATCTCCCTGCCAAATTGCATAAGGAGACAGAAAGTCAACATTAGTATAGGAGGCTACATTAATTGGGTATGTGTCAATGGACTCCCATTGCTTATTGTTAAGGTTGTAGACAAAAATAAAGTTAAGGTCAGAACTTCCATCCATGGGTACGGCTAGGTAATACCTTCCAGCGTAAACTATACCAACTGCCTTATGCACATAGTTCTGATTGATTCTGTCAATGTACCTCTGTATGCCCAAGGAGAGCGGTTGCGTATTTGAAAGCAGGTTAGTGTCTAGTTGCGGCTCAAGAGCATACACGCCCTTGCTAGATAGGAAAAAAACAAGGCCACCAACATTTGCTACGCTCTTGCCAGCAACACAGCCCAAGTCAAAGGTAAGGCTTCGCACATAAGACTCAGCAAGAATTACATCTGGAGAAGATGTGTTGTCTGCAAACTTTGCGGTATAAATACTGTTAGTTTTAAAAATAAGAATTTCATCTCTAGTCCAAGGATAGAATCCTACTATTTCCTGCTCGTCTCCTTGATTGATTGTAAGAGCCTGTATCGTAAGGTCAAAGACCCAGTCTCCATTAATATCAGAAAGGTAGTCGGAAACCGCTATTTCGTCTCTGCTGTATTTGCAATAGAGTCTGTTTTTATGATATACAGCATTGCTAGTAGGGGGGAAGGAGCAAGAAGTCGGAGAGGTTCCTCCAAGCACAGTTCCATCAATGGTTCCTTGTGTAACTACATTGACTGCGTTGCCATCAAATTCAAGAACTGGTTTTGCTACCTGTATCACATAAGCACCAGTGTGATTCGCTGAAGCACCAACTGATAATGTATATGTAAAGGAGTTTAAATCAGGAACAGTTTTAACTAAAAAATTCTTACCAGCCGTAGGTCCGTTAAGCCAATCATGGTCGGTTTCAATAACAAACTCATCTCCAACAGAAAGCCCATGAGGAACATTGGAGGTAACAGTAACAGTAGTTGAGTTATGTATTGCGACAACTCTTTGCCCAATAGTGCCATTTCCATTTATATATCTTTCAGTCTCTCCACGAAGAATGTAAACTTTGTTTGCGGCTTGTATGACCTGCGTCTGTTCTTTCCTTACTGACCTGTAAAACTTTGTATTACCTATGTTGTTGTAAGGATATTCGTACTTATATGAGATAGCACCAGATGCTATGTCGTATGTGTATAGACCTGTCTGGCAAACAATAATAATCTTTTCAGCACCAGTAGCGGTTACATATACACCAGTGCCGTATATCTTACCTATAGTTGCGGTAGTGCCTGTTTCAAGAAGTCTTTTAATGCCTTTGCGAACCTGCAATGTCTGCAAATCCATGCGAACATTGTTAGCATCCTGAAGTATTCCAGCCTTAAGCGTGGCAGGGTTGGCCCTAGTATCTACTCCGTAGAAACCATTGTCACCATCCAATCCACGATTAGCGTTGGGCATCTTACTTCTTTGTAGGAACAGGCGGCACAGTTCTAACAAACTGAAGAACCTTAAGGCCAGCCGCTTCTATGGCAGACTTAAGTTCTTCTTGCGTAGGCTTGTTAAGAAGCGTGAGGGCCGTGTTAGCCTCTGCGATTTGTTTGTATTCACCAATGACAAGGGCTGTCTTGGCTTCTTCGTTAATGAGGGCATTCCATCCAAGTGGAAGTTCGATTTTCTTTAGTGTTGTCATAGTATTAACTGTAAATTGTTCCGTCTCCATTGGAGTACCAAGTTGTTCCGCTACACTCACCAACAACAGTTCCTTGAGCGAGCCAGTATGAGGCTGTTATTTCTTGTCTTGTTCCGCACCAGCCATCGGCAACACTACTGTATTCCTGATAGCCTACATAAAGGTCCCCACAGCCAGCGTCAACATAGTAGTCTTGTGTATTGTTATAGGAATACACAGTGCCGTCAGGGTCACAAGGAGGTGGCGGGGTGGTATAATGCCAATAGCATCCATCGTAAGACCAGTCGGGTTCTCCAACATGAAGGAATGGGCTTTCGCATGCAGATTCAGTGTAATACCATCCCATTCCGTCAGAGAAATAATTTGTGTCGTTACAAGTTCCTAAGGATGTTCCGTATGAAGGATACCAAGACCCTGTTTGTTCTCGATTTGTCCCGCAGTTTCCGTCAGCAACATCGTTGTAGTCGTAGTATCCAAGATACCACGAACCGCAACCAACATCAATATACACATCTTCTCTTCCGCTGTTAACTACAGTTCCAGCACTAGTGCAACCTCCGCAAGTGTATCCGTTCTGCCAGAGACCACCATTGCCGTCATAGTAATAGTTATAACAATTACAGTTTCCTGCATAGTTATTCTGTCCATACTGGTCAAGTGCTGGAGGATACTCATGGTAATTTACAGATTCAAATGTTCCACAGTTGCCATCGGCGTAAAGGTCATAACTATATGAGCCGTTAGGCCAACTTCCACACCCAGTATCAACATACAGGCTTGCGGTCAAATTTGAGTCTAGTAGGGTATTGATATCGGGACAGGGGTTGCAATTGTCGTTAACAACATAACTGCCATCCGCAACATAGAATACCTGACAGCAACCGCCGTCATGAATCATGTCTCCGTCATAAGGAGGATTATACAATCCGCTAAAGTTAGAACTAAAGGAGCCACCATTTCCGTCTGCGTATTCGGTTCCAGAGTCGTAACGCCAAGGACCAAAATCACCATTAGTGTTACAGCCACTCCAGTTAACATATTGGTCTCCCCCGAAATTATTTAAAACAAATCCGTAAGGCCAATAACACCCATTAATACCATTTCCTTGGTTTTCCCAAAAAGACCCACAGTAGCCATCGGCAATTTCATTCCAAGAGGTATACATACCACTATACAAAGTGCCATTAGCGTCATAATAATTTTCACTTCCAGAGTTGTGTCCAGAATGACCAGAGCAAATTGAACTAATTACAGTCCCATAGTCAGGGCAAACAATTTGCACTGAATTCCCTATGAGTCCTGCAATTGCTACAAACATTGTTATGTAGTTAGATTACCAGAGATAAGCCAAATTGCTGAGTGTGTCTTTACGGCGGCACAACATCCATTGACTTCAATAATATATCTGTTTCCTGCCGATATATAAGAAGAGCCTTGGATGTTTTCAATATTAACAGGAGAGCCACTGCTATTAACTATTAAGACCTGTTTGCCTATAGTAAATGTAGTTGACGGAGACGGAAGACCTATAGAATAACATCCATACTCACAAACAATCATAGAGTTTTCATCAACAGTGTTGATTGTATACGGACTTTGCTTGTATGTTACAGGGGTTGTAGGGCTGGAATTAGTTGCGGCAGTTGTCTGGGTTGTGCCGTCTGGGAAAGTTAGCCCACCGCCATTAGTTGCTAAGACAAACTTTCCGTCAAATGGTGTAAATTTATGCTCGTAATGAGTGCCAGCACCATTGTCGTTATACGAATCAATGATAAGGTCAGTGTTAAGAGGGTTGCGGATTTCTGGAGTATAAACAGTGCCAGTAAATGTAGCCCCAGAAAGAAGGGCGTAATTAGTGTGACCATGCCCAATGTCAGACTTGTTTGCCAAGGCTGTATCAAGTGCAATTATGTCAGTAAGGTTATGGGTATGCGTAACAGGAGCATACACGCCTGTGTGCGTATGCGTTGTAGCAGACTTGCCATCTAGGGCAGTCTGTAGTCCTGTAGTATCGGAAATAGCATGCGTGTGGGCAACAGGAGAGTAAACTCCAGTATGCAGGTGCGTGGTGGCAGACTTGCCATCTAGGGCTGTTTGAAGTCCTGTAGTGTCAGCAATATCATGCGTATGAACAAGAGAAGCCTTGCCGTCTAGTTCGGTCTGGAGACCTGTAACATTAACAATTGTATGAAAATGCCCTATTGAAGCCTTTTCATCAAGGTCTGACTGGAGACCTGTGATGCTTGAAATAAGATGCGTGTGCGATGTGTTTGCCTTGCCGTCAATGGCAGTCTGTAGACCTGTAACATTTGCAATAACATGCGTATGACCAGCCGTAGAAAACGGATTAGTTGCAGATGGGTCTGTAGCCGCCGTTATTGCCGCTAACTGGTTAACACTTATCTCATTGCCAACCTCAACGACATTGGTGGGAATGTTATTCCCAACATTTACATTGATGCTCATTAGACAATAGCGTAGGCAACATGAACAGTAGTAGAGGCCGTGTCGCTAATACAGCGAACAGGACCATTGTAATTATCAAGAGAGAGGTTGCTATTGGCAGGAACAAGAATGCCAACATCGCCAGTAGCGTTCAGGATAACCTGAATCTTGGCTGTGGCATGCTTATTCTGAATAACTGTAAGCACTCTACGCTGACCAGCCGTAACGGCTGTAAGGAGCGAGGAACTGGCAACGCCAACCGAAAAGTCGGCATGCGTAAGAGATGCAAGAAACGGAGAGGAGATGGATATGTTGGACATGATTAGTATGTTTTAATGAAGTTAGTTTTCTGGATTTGCCCCTGCTGTCTAACGATTTTATCAATCTCAACATCAAGGAAATAGTTGGCTTCGGCTTCAGCGACTCTGGCAGAATCAAACTGACCTTCAGACCTAAGGTAGTCTGCTAGACAGCCTCTAGCAATGTATTGACCAAAGATATAAGGAATCTCAACCTTAATCCAGTTAACATTATTAATAGCAGGGCTAGTATTTGTGTTCTTAACTAGGCACTTATAAAAATTGCCAGCAAACGGCTTTCCTTCTTCTTGGGCCAAACCACCTGTTCCAGAGCCACTGTCAAAGAATACTTGAACTGTCGGGAAGTATTCAATGCTAGGACTCCAAGGGTTACCCTCAAGGGAGACAGGCTCAAGCCTGTACTCAATATATAGGTCTTCCGTAAATGTGCCTCTAATGACAAGTCTTTCCTGTGTAGGAGTATTGACTATAGAGAAGTCAATGCTTGTTGCCCTAGTAGTAGCGTTAGGGTCTTTAAACCAAATGGCAAACACTTCACCAGCCCCACTGGGCTTGACCACATACTTAACATCTCCGTCAACCTGAGGAGTAGCGGCCTGTAGTCTAATCAGGTCAGGCCACTTGTCGTGTTCCCAAGCCATTCTTGTCCTAGCATGAGCAAGGTCACGCATTTGCGTGAATGTATCCTTAGTTATGTCTGTCCTATCAAGGCCACACAGTTGGATAGCATCTATCAGGATTCTGCTAAAATCTATCGTCTTCATTATGTTTTATACCCGCTAGAGTCAAAAATTGTACCATTTACAATGGTCTTCTTGGTGTAGTTCCTAACTGCGACTTCAGGATTATCTCTCATGAATTCTCGCAAGAACTGCTTATCTTCCCAGCATTCAACGCCGAGGATATGCGACCAATAATAAAAAGAGTCGGGAGGGATTTTCGCAACCAGCCTCCCAACTCCGTCAATGTCCTTAGCCTCGTTGGAATGTCCAAAGGAGGCAATCTTTGTTGCTTCAGTCTTTGCCTTCACCTGATTCATAGCCCACCCACGAAGAAATTCCGTCTTCACCTCGTTTAAGAGGTGGTCAGGAATAACTTCATGAAGTGATTCTATGAGAGGGTCAGACATTGCGATTAAGCAACATAGTCGAACTTACCGAACGCCAGCGGATTCTTCACGCAGACAGACGCAATAGCGTTAATCATGCGAGCAGGGCCACCACCATTGTCCGTCAATTCCTTCACGCCAGCGACAGAGCCGCCGTAGCGAACTTCAACATGTTCCATCGGGAGGATGTAACCGCAGAAGTTGTTCTTCAGGAAGAGGGAGGGGTGGAGACGAATCTGACCGAAGTCGCCTTCAAACACATCAATCGAAGAGATGTAAGAAGATTCAGCCGCATTGCGGTTGAAAGTGCGAATCGTGGTCTGCGAGGCGGCAGTGGAGTTACGCTCCGTGTAGACGAGGTTCGTGAAGGCTCTCTTGAGGTTCGGGCCGACAAGAGCGTCATACGAGCGGAACTGACCAGTCTGGCTGTAAATCGAGGTCAGGATATCCTGAACGACAATTTCAGTGAGGGTCGAGACAGTGGCTGTCGATTCCGAGTCAGCATCAGCATTACCAGCAACCGAGGTAGCAGGAGTGCGGAAGGCAGTCGGGATTTCGAGGTAGTTGTCGTTAGCGAAGTCGCCGCCAGTCGTCTTGACTGGGCGAATCCAAGAGTCGAGACCTCTGGAAGCATAACCCTGATTCGTGCCGTTGTCGGACTTAGGAAGGTTATTGGAGCAGAAGGTCTTTTCCATGTCACGCTTGAGCATGGTGATGCCCTTAGCGACATTGTTAGCGAGTTCGTCCTTCACACCAGCGATGACAGCAATGTCAAGCGTCAGAGGGGAGACACGAACAGCCTTGCGGAATTCCTGAATGTGATTTTCCAGTTCGTAGCGGTACTGGTTTTCGCCATCCTTAACGAAGTTCTGGATAGTGCCACCATTCGGGTCAACATCGGTTCCGTCAACCACGCCAGCCTGAGAGGCGACAGCGTTCGGGAGGGAATCGACCTGCCAGCGAAACTTTGTATTTCCTGGCTTTGAGCCCTTGGGGGCCATGGAGGTGAAGGGCGTATCCTTAGCATCAACGAGTGCGATAAGGTCAGCGAGGTCTTCTCTCTTACCAGACGAGAAGGAGGGTTCTGTGAGTTTTGCCATATGAATATATGTGTTTGTAGGGTTAGTTTAGATGAACTTGGACGCTATGATTGCCGCAAGGTCGTTCTGGGAGTTAGATTTAACATATCTCTTTGTCGCATCGGGGTCGCTACTGTCCTTGTAACGGCTGGGCGATGCGTAATTAGATGTGGGCTGGTGGGGGGCTCGCTGGACATTTCTGCCCTTGCTTGCGTTTTCCCTTGCTTGCATACCACGAATATAGTCTCCAACTACAACATTGTAGTCGGGGAATCTTGTAATCTGGGGAAAAGCCTTAATGAACGATTCTGCAATTTGTCGTTCCTTACTAGACTTATCCTTCAACCACGGATATTCCTTGTATGCAATGGCATCGACCTTACTCTTAGTCTGAATGTAATTCAGGCGTTTGGGTAGGTGTTCTTCCATAGCGTCCATAGCATTAAGTTTAATACGCTTTACATCATCGTAAGAGTATTCCGTTTCCGAACCATCAGCGTTCTGTACAACAATGCCGTTTGAGTTTTCCTCACACCATCTTCTAACCGACCTAGCCTGAGCGATTTCTTGCTCGATTTCTGCTATCGAATTGAGATTTGCGTAGGGAACTGCATCATCCGACTTGACTACAACTTCTGTGGACTTAGACGACTCGACTTGGGTTTTGAGGTGTTCGACCTCTTTCGTAAGTTTATCGGCATGCTCTTCCGCTTGCTTACGCAATGCGGTCAACTTGTCGATACGCTTCTGAACTCCCTTTGTCTGGAACTCGCTATTTTCGCTATCATTAGCCTCTGCTTCCTGTGAATGAACTTCTTCGCCTTCATTCTGAGAGTCCGAATAATCCTGACTAACATCCGTATCTCTGAACTGGTCTTCTGAGCCATTATTGTCAGCAGGTTCAGCCGCTGTTTCGGAATCATCTAGATTTCCGAAATCCCTGCGTAGGATACTCGCAAGGTCTTGTTCATTAAACTGACTAGATTCAGTTCTATCTACAACACTTTCGCCGTTAGGCTGGGAGGCGTTGTTATCTCCGTTTTGGGGGGTATTCATGCTAGTAAGAGCAAGGCTTTGTTTTTTGACAGCATTTAGAGTTTGCAGAAACTTAAGGGGACTAAAATGATTCCTGTTTAAAAGTCAACTAGATAATATCTATTCTTTTCTTCCGTAGGGATTCTTTGCGTTCTGATTCAAGAACTGAGAGAATATCAGTAAGTGCATTGGCTCTACCACAGGCATGAATCCTTGACTCGCCTGTAGTCAGCGGACTAAGAGCGTCAGCAGTCTCTGTGTCAATGTTCTGCTTAAGGATAAAGATGATATTGTCCCACAGTTCGCTCTTTTCAAAGGCAAACGCATTCTGGTCATATTGGAACTCGCTCATTATTCCTGCGGCTGTTGAGCCTCCTGTTGCATCTGGTCAGACACAGGAGTGACACCTGTTCTGCCGATTTCCTTGTTCTGCTGTTGCATAATTGACATTTGGAGGTTCTTTTGGTAGTTCTCCATGAGGGCGGCGGTCATTTGGTCGCCTTGAGCCATCTGCTGAACCTTCGGGGACTTCTGGACTGTCTGCTGGAGATATTGCATCTTTGTACCAGCAGATGGGTCATTCTCAACATATTGAGGTTCGATGCCCATAAGCATCTTAACAATGTCATTTTGAACATCGTTGTACATCTTCTGAGATGCACTCTGTTGGTCAAGGATGATTTCCTTGGCAATGTCAGGGGAGATGGCTTCGACCAACTTGGCGACCAACTTATTGCGGTCAACAGTGCCTCCAACATCAAGCGGGAGGACAAATTGGCTAATGGACTGCAATTTCTTCATTACATACTCATTATCCATGTCTCTCACATCAAACTTGACCTCAAAGTCGAACTGATTGGCAATATCCGTAGCACCAAGGGCTACATTGACACCTGTGATACGCTGTAGTTCTTCAGGCGGCATGTATTGAAGCGAAAGTTGGAGCAGTTGCGAGTAAACTTCAGCCCAACTATTCAGCCAGCCGTCAACAGACATTTGCTGGAGCATCTGGGTCTTCTGGGGGGCCACTGCTTCATGGGTAAGGCCAAAATAGTTAGCCACATTCTTCTCAACCTGAGCAATAATCAGTTCTGCAAGGTTAGGAGAGCCTCTGGGCGGGTCCATAAACCTGTAGTCGTCAGGACTTGTAACAGGAAGTTGAAGAGCAGGGCCAATCTTATTGATTCCCTGAATACGCTTCTTGATAAGAATCGGAGGCATCGTCTCAATAGCCGTTCTATCACGGACGGCATCATGCTGTGCCTTGAGTTCGGCTTGTTCTGTAACCAGAATCTCAGGAACGCCTCTGGATTCCATTATCGACTTTCTGATATGCTCTCTTCTGAGTTCAACAAATGGGTACTTATTGTGTGCGTAGGCCAACTTATCGTGCTTAAAGTAAGCACTACCCTTTGCGTTAGGGCAGAAAATGGTATAATAGATGCACAGGTTGCCAGATTCGTCTATTTGTCTTGCGTAGGCGTAGATGACTTCAATCAGGTTGCGGTTTCTGTATTGCTGGTTGCCCATCAGAGTCGCTACAGGCACTATGTTGGGGTCAGTGTACCAACTGATGTTGCCAGAGGTGTTAATGGCCTCGTCAACGGCATCCATGCTCCAACCATCAGACTTGACGAAAGAACGAAGTTCAACCTCTGTCATGTAAACTCTGCGGAAGATGGCTCTGGCCTTCTGGAGTTCAATTGTCTCAGGAGGGAAGCAAATCTCATCGTAAGGCTTAAGAGCCGTAAGACGAGGAAGGTTTTTAGTAATAGATTCAACAAAGATAGTAGCAGAGCCCTTTTCACGCAATTCCTTAATCATCTTGGCAACTTGGTCCTCAGGGACATTTGGCATGACCGACTGGAACATGGAAATAACCATTCCGTCATCTTCGCCGCTTCTAATCGCCTCAGGAATGCGTGTAGCAGGATTGTCAGGTTCTTCCTGAGCAAGAGCCATAGCCATATCGTCTATTTCCTGAATGCTAATCTTTTGAGCCTGAAGACCGATTTCCTGCTCCCAAGTAATGTGCATTGTTGACCAACCATACTGCTGTGCGTACTGAGCCCACAGTTCGCCTTCTCTTCTTGACTCCATACGCAGTCTGCAAGAGACAATGTGAGTAAGTAGCGTTGTCATGGACTCGGCGTTAGCACCATCATCAACAGTAAGCCCAGAAACACGAAGTTTCGAGAGTTTCCAAGTGTTAACCCAAAGGGCAACCATCTCGTTAATAACTCTGTCGATAAGTCGGATGCGAACATCAGATGCACCCTCAAAAGGCAAAGCGGGGTCGTTCTGGGCTCTATTTTCAGAATGCTTCTTGCCGTCAGTCGTTTGACCCGCCCACTTACAATAGCGGAGGTCATCATTGTCGGTCATTTCAACAGTGTTGCCACCATTGTACAAAGAGCGTCTAAGTTCGCTAATCAGTTCCTGAACATCGGGAGCATCACTAGCCATTGCCAGTTTATCACGCTTTGTGTTATAAGATTGCTTATCCATGGTCGGTTATTATTTTTTAAATTACAAAAGTCAATAAGAATGCGACTTGTTTCTGGCCTTGAACGCATTGTCTCCTTCATACGAGGGTTCCATAACTGCAAGATATCTAAGGCAGTCAACAGGGTCTTTACAAGCACCCTTTTCGCCATCTTGGTTAGTCCACTCACGCATTGCAAATATTAGATTCCTGCATTCCTCTGAAACATACAGGCTTGGCTGATTGATTGGACTAATAGGGTCGTTGGAGTTATAAAACAGAAGGTCGTTTATAATCGCAACACCTTGCTCAATGTGCAAACCAGCCGCAGGTGCAAAATACATAGGACGCACACCAGAGTCAAGAAGTTCGATAAGACTTGTGCCTCCCTCGGCAGAAACCGCCTGAGTAGCACCAGCCCTAGGGTCAATGTATCGTTCCGCTATCACTTCCCCGCCTTCAAGGTCCAAAATTAACTCTTTGTACTCATCAAGACCCCTTCCAGCACCATTCTTTTGTCCAGAACCCATCTTGCCGTCAGGCTTTTCACTTGGAAGAGCCCATTCCCCATTAGAAACATCAGGCCATTCACGATAAATATAAAAATTGCCGTCCTTACCCACCCGCAACCACAACATGAACCAATTTCTGGCTCCAGCAGGGTCGATTACCATGAAATTAGTGCCTTCCTTGGGAATTTTGTCGTCTTTAACGATATTTTGGTCAGTAAATGAAGGAAACTGCGACCCCGCCGTGTTTTCAGCCCAGCCGTAGGCTCGAATTTTGATTTCATTACTAGTCTTCCCCTCCAGCGTAGCCGCAAGTTGGTCGAAAGGATTGTATGGATTCAGTTGCGAGTGAAACCATACAACACCGCAGTTGGAGTTCATGGAGTCTGCCATGTACGGCATATGCCCTTTCGGGCAACCGCCGACATGGATACGCTCCTTGTCGAGCAGGACTGCGGGGAGTGTCTTCTTGAAACGACAACCTGCGACATAGTCCTTGACCACCTGCGAGTATCCCAGAACTGGTGTGAAAGTGGTAATCATTTTACCTCGCCTAGTGATGGCTCGGTAACGGAGTGTTTCAATCCAGTCGAGCGGAACGAGTTCATCGCACCAGATAAGGTCAACTTCGCCGCCTTCAATGACCTTCTTATCCTGAGCGTAGTTCATGAAGAAGCACTGCGAGCGGTTCGGTAGAATAAAAGTGTTGTCCGAAAAACCATTCTTCTGCGAGTAAGAGATGTTAGTGACTTTTGTCTTCCTAGCATTCTTGAGTTCGGGCGGCATGTACTTCCAGAGAACATTCTGTTGCATCTGGATAGAAGAAGAATTTGTAGTATGCAGACACCAGACTCTGGCATCAGGCTTGTTGACGAGAGTTTGGATAACTCGCTTTGCGGCCCACTCGGTCTTACCCGCACGATTGCCACCAAGCACAAGAACTTCGTTCTTTGATTTAAGAATAGAGTCTACATCCTTCCAGTGCTGAGGTTCGTACCCATGTCTATATGGGTCCATCTTCTCTGCTAGGATTTTATCTTCCCTAAGTTGAAGAAGTTCAGCGACAATTTCGGGTCCGTTCTTATCTACAAGAATGCGGATTTCTTCCAGAGTCGGAGCAATGATGACTGGGTGCGGAGTGAGATTGCTTATATCAACGCTCACTGTCTAAGAAAATGAGCCGACATAAAACTGTTCCTATCTTCAACGGCATTAAATGTAGGAAGTTTGGCTAGGCGTTCAGTCTCTCTAATCTGCTTTGCTCTTCCTTCAAGAACCTTTTCATAACTACCAAGAGCCTTTTCTTCCGCTGTGTATGCTGGAGTCTGGTCGGTTTTCCAAAGTGGGTCTTGCGGCAATTCAGTAAGCCAAGCCATATCTGGGTTTTTGCCAGCGGCTAACGCTTCTTTGCGAAAGTCAGAAACGCCAGTAGTAATCATCTTGTCGTTGGCTTCTCTTTCTCGTCTCGCATCTATTCTCCATTGTGGTTCTCTGTCGGAGCCAGCACCAAGGTCAAGCACAGGCATTACCATACCAAAAACTCCACCTCTTGCGGCAGATAGTGCAATCTTACTTGCAACACCACCAACTGTAGTAGCACCAAGACCGCTTGCTATACCAGCACCGCCAGCCTGAATTGCTTTAAAATCTCTATACAAACTAAATGGAGTTGTAGACGGCCTTGGGTCTGGAAATTTTCCGTACATCATATTTCTAGCCATTCTTTCTGGTCCACCAGCAACTGTATCTAACAGTTGACCGCCAATATGGTTGCCAACTCTTTCTCCTCCCGCAATCAGGTTTCTGCCAAGTTTAGCAAGTGCGGTTGGGTCATTAACGCTTGCAGAGGCAAACATTGGATTGCCAATCTTTGTCTGGTAGTTGGATTGAGCAATACCAGAAGCAATTAAAGGCATCGCAATACTAGGACCGCCACCCATAAACATGCCTCCACCGCCAAGCCGAATGCTCCCAATAATAGGGTCGGTCAACGAAGCGGCTGGTTCCTTTTCAGTGTTAGCCATTGTAATAAGAGTTCATATGCTTCTTGGTAACAGACAAAACACAAGCACTCTCGCCAACAATCCTTACCTTGACAATACATCTAGGCTTAATCAGAGAACTGTCTCGACATGCCGCTTTTATCTTTTTGCCATTAAATTCAATCTCGACAAGCCTCTTGTTTGTAAAACCACTTCTAAGTACTGTGCATTCGTAAATGTCGCCTTCGACCTTTTTGCATTCAGTAACTGTAATAGGCTTGCTGATAATATCAGTGAGATACTTGACTCCAGCCTCGCTCCAAAGGAACCCCCATAGACGCTCAGGTCTCTTTGACACATCCCTAATCCAAGAGCCTTCAGGAGCAGACTCTCTCAAAGCCTTAATTTCGGCTTTACTCAGATTCAGTTCCTTCATCACTTCAGATTCCTTCTTCATCCCATCACAATCTCTAATCTCTTCCAAATAGCAATTCAAAAAAATTCCCATAAGCAATCCTATATTGACTTATCAGTTTCTCTAATAGCATTATAACCCTCTCATTATACGCTTGTGATAACAAATAACAATCCCCCTAATAACCCCCTCGTTCTTAAGGGTGAGGTTTCGTCTTATGTCTTTATCCCTTTAGATTAAAAATTGTCCCTGTCCTAACCAATTGCCCCAAGGGCGAAAAAAAACCCTCTTACACCCCCCCTCCCCCTTTTTTATACAGGGTGCAGGGTTAATGTAAGGGGTTTCAGGGTGATTAGACAGTGATGGCTCCTGCTCCCAGCACGATGGTGACAGTGAAGGCATTCATCCGCTTGATGGTCAGGGCGATATGAATCGCCTCCTGATAGGTATTGGCGGTGGCGAGGATTCGGTCGGTTTCAGCGTTGGTGATGTGATACATGGTGTGGTGGGTACAGAAGAGTTATATCGGAGGAGGGAGGGGGGTGTCAAGCCTCCTCAGGGTAAGGGGTGACAGTGATGAAGGTGGCGGTGGAATCGACCTCCTCGATGAGGGCATCGAGAGCCTCAGTGGCCTCAGCCATGCGGTGGGATGCCCATCCCTTTCGCTGGGAATCATTCAGATTATCCCTAATTTCCATCAGGGCTTTCTGGATATCGATGAGGGTTTCAAGGGTTTCGTATGGTGCTTTCATGGTGGTGTGGTGTGTTGGGTACTCCTCCTTATACCTGAGGAGGGAGGGGGGTGTCAAGGCTATCGAGGCCGAGGGTGGAGTCAGGGCGATAGGATACGCCGATTCGATTCCATAAGGCACAGACCTGATTGGCGACCTGTTCGCTGGGGCATTCGTACAGGATTGCATTATCCTCAATCGAGTGAATATAGAAGCGGGGTTTTGGCTTGTGGCCTTCGTGAAGTACTTTGAATTTCATGGTGTGGTGTGGTGGGTACAGATTCGTTATAAGGGTTAGGCAGGGGGGGTGTCAAGACGAGCGTCTTCGGCACATTTGAGGGCATTGTCTAATGCGGTCAGGTACATGATTTCCGCATCAGTGACTGAGGATGAGATTTCATCGTCATCACTGCATAGACGCTTGGAGATTGGCGTGATTAGTGCCTGAATGATATCCATGTGTTTCTTGGAGGTGGGTGTGGGCATTGGTGTGGTGATGTGCTGAGTTATATCGTTAGGGGGAGGGGGGTGTCAACACCCTCAGCCCTTGGGGTGTTCGGCACGATAGGCAATGTGCCATGCCGTCCAGAGGGCATCCCTGATGGCCTTAGCCTGTGCCTCAGTGAAGTCGGGGTAGTCCTTCCGCAGTCGGACGATATCGGTCAGGATGCGGTCATTCATTTCCTTGGTGGTGGTGGTGTTCATGGTAGTGGTGGGTACAGATTCGTTTTACTGATGGAGGGAGGGGGGTGTCAACACCCTCAGCAGTGAGGGTAGGGTGTGCCGTCTTCGCTGGCGGTCAGGGCATTAGCCTCAAATATGTCGGCACAGGTCATATTCTTCATGACCCGCTTGGCTACGCCTTTCCATTTGGTGGAGATGCGGATTTCCTGCTCGGCTCGGTCGATATTGCCTTTGACTAGGTGAATTCGGGCTTCATCCGCATGGTAAGCGGACAGGGCGTTGGCACGATTCAGTTTCTCAGTGGGGGTGGGCTTCATGGTGGTGATGTGGAGTCGTTATAAGGTTAGGGGGAGGGGGGTGTCAAGGTTAGCCCTGATTGCGTTCGATGTACTTACGCTTGGAGGCCAACAGGCATTCGTCTGCCTCATTCTGCAAAGCCTCAGCAAATGACAGGAATTGGTGGAATCCTGTGGCATCGTACTTATCCTTCGCCTTAGCGGAGGCATATTCCAGATTAGCGTGTTCGCTAATAAGCCACCTGCGTTTCTCCGTATCCCGCAAGCCCTTGGGCATCCTGCGGATTTGCAGGTGGGGGTTATCCGTGGAGGGGTCGAGGATGTAATCCGTGAACGATATTGGGGCGTTGAGTTTGCTCATAGTGGTGATAGGAGTTCGTTTTAAGGATGGAGGGAGGGGGGTGTCAAGGTTAGTGGGCAGAGGGGTTGCAAATCTTGCGGTGATTGTCAGGCAAGAGCATGGCGGCGTAAGTACCATCACCATAAGGGTGGATGTAATTACATTCAGTAACTACATATTCCTTATTAGGGTATTCACGCAGACGCTCAATCTCTGCATCTTCCCATGTAGGGAATACCGCAGATTTACTGTCAATCAGCACAGGGGAGTTGAATCCCTCAGGTTTGTGAGTAATAGCGAACACATGGAGCGGTTTGGTCATGGAGTCGTTTTAGTGGTGGAGGGAGGGGGGTGTCAAGGTCTTACCGAAAGTGGGATTGGACGGCGATTCCGACTATCTGTGTCAAAAGGCTTAACTGTTGTAATGCCCTTTGGGTCTGTTGAGGAATCACTCTTTATAACCGCTGGCTAGGCCATTAGGTATCCAATTTCTTATGATTACTCCGACTTTTCCGCAGTAGCCACCACAGCCACAGGGAAATAATTACCACGCTTATCAGCGATTTCGTTACCAGCAATTTCAAAGATATCAGCGAGTTCAATGCGGTGCGACCACAGGCCATAGGTGGTAACCTCAGTGCGGTGGTAGTTATAGCCCACGCTGTTGAACTTTTCAGGAACATCCGCAAGGCGGGTCAGGAGTTCCGTAGCAGACGCATAGTGATTGATATGCGAACTGCCGACAATCTTCTCGCTGTTCACGCTATCCCAAGAGAGATAGGTGGTAGTGAGGGTGAAGTAAACTTTCTTGGATTCGGTGGTCATAGGATTTGGTTTTAGGGTTGGAGGGAGGGGGGTGTCAAGTTAAGGGGGGAACATAGCGAGTGTTGGCTTCAACGCATTCATGCCACCCATTAATAAAGCCTTGTGCATCACGCTTTAATTTAAAGTGCATCTCTGAATCGAGTTGATTACGGATATTAAATATCTGTATGACCCACGCTTTGCCACGCTTAACAGGATTAGGGCCGATGGTGAATGAATATGTCATGTGTTGGTTGATGAATTCGTTTTATGGTTGGAGGGAGGGGGGTGTCAAGATTCGGGAAAGGAGCGTGTCCATTCATCTCTGGGATACGCATCTTTTAATGCGGATACTAGATTGAATCTGCCAGCCTTGGACTGCTCAGGATAGGTGAAGTCCCTATCGAGAGTCCATCCACGCTCTTCTGCATATGCTTCTACTTCCCACCTACGATTTGCGAGCATGCGTTCGATTTCTTCATCTTCCACGATACCGCTTTCATAGATATCGAATAGTTGAGCATAGTATCCTGCGGCTACACGATACTGAGCATCTTCTTCTATTTCAGTGTACCTGTACTTCATGCAGATGAAGTCTTGAATTTCACGGAGCGTTGTGGGGTTGAGGGGCATGGACTTCTTATGCCGATGGAGGGAGGGGGGTGTCAACACCCTTGTCTTCGGCCTTCTCCTGCTCTTCAATTATAGTATTAAGAGCCCAATAACTATCTACTGCATCAGAGAATAACTTATCAAGAGACTCCTGAGAGGCGTTCTGGGTAGATTCAGAAAGACGCTTTGAACGAATTTTGATTTTGTACAGGAGGTCTAACACCTCACGCAGTGCGGGATTATTCATCGTCAGAATCTCCGTATTCGACTTGGCTAATAGCCAGCAGGAAACCAAGTGCCTGTTCGTAATCTTCGGCGTGTTCATTAACAACAGCGGAGATGCGGTCAGCCACCTGCTTGTCTACCTTACGCCAGCCTTTGGATACAGCACCAATCACGCTGAACACATTACCATCAATCTTAAAGTTTACCGCAGGGTAATCTTTTGCCGTGATAGTGTCAGGGATTTGCAGTGCATCAATCATTTCAGTTAGTTTGTTATTACTCATGGGTTGTATTGGTTGGGGTTGAGGAATTCGTTATGCCGATTCAGCAGGGGGGGTGTCAAGTTCGGCGGTTTCAGCCTTGGCCTTGGCTTCCATCATCTCTGCCATGATTCGGTCAGCCTGAGTAACATCACTCTTGGCGATGTTTTCTTTGGCTTCCTGAACAGTATACTTGAATTCATAGGGACGGATTTCACTCATCTTAATGAATCGCTTATTCCACGCAGTGCGGGACAAGTGAGAGACATTAGTATCCAGACCCCAATAGCGGATTACGGATTCAAGATTAGTATGGATAGTACGATGATTCGTGCCATCAAACAGGGAGTAAGACATGAGACAGCCGATACCTTTAAGGAGATTAAGCCTACGCTCAATTTCAATAAGGACTTCTTCGGTCATTTCGCCTGTCAGGTTATGCTGGATGTGCATAGTACTGAAAATAAGGCATTCAAGTTCGACCTGCACATCAGCAGAATCGTCATCCTTGATGTTCTTATACATCAGGTGCTTTTTATTCTTGTGAAACTCGTCAGGCATTTTCCAATTGAGGGACATATGGTAGTATTGGGTTGGGGTTGAGGAATTCGTTTTACTGAGGGAGGGAGGGGGGTGTCAAGATGGTCGATGGCAGAAGCCACCATCAATCAGGTTTTGTGCGGTTCGCTGATGAGAACCCTGCAAGGTATGGATAATACCTGTATCAATAAGAAGTTGATAACAACTAATCATAGCAGAGTGATTACACCCGCCTTCAATCATCATGATTGCATCTAGTGCGTCTCTGATATCTAACTGAGTGTCATCAAGAAACTCGCCTTCATCGAATTGCTTATCGCCTTTCTCGTTTAGTTTGCTCATGGAATCAATCTAAGGACTCAGGGTGGGGGGGGTCAAGTTCAACTTCAACAAGCCGTCCATCAATATTCTGACGGACAGTGAGGTTTTCTCCGTTGTTAACCTTGATTTCATTCTTAGTAATGAACTGCTTAACCCAAGCGTTCATGTATTTATCCTGTGCTTCCTGTGCGGTTTCTGCTTCAATAGCAAATTCTACATAGAGCGTTTCGGTAACTAGGTATTTAGGCATAGGTTTTATTGATTAGGGTTTGGAGTTCGTTGGTATTAAGAGATTTGCACTCAAACCACGGGTGTAGTTGAGTTTTGTGCTTTGATGTAGTAGCACTGTATTTATCTGAGTTCTGATACCACTCGGCATCAAACGCACACCACACAAAGATAGGGAAATGCAGTCCATATGAATAGACTACATAGTTGCCGTTTACCCATCGTGCAAAGGTATTGCTACCTGTAAACTCTCGGCGGTCTTGCACAAGCGGTCTTGCACTGCTGTTGGTTGTTTTGGTCATGGAATCG